TTGTTTCAAACGAGTTAGTTCCTTTCAATTCATATTTATAAATGTTGTTGATGTTACCGCCAATCGCAGTAATTACGTCTTCGTAACCTACCGCAGTATCGTAAGTAACGTCTGTTGTTCCGTCAAAGTCCCCGTAGTTAATGAAGTAGATGTTTCTTAACCCACCTACTACGTCTTTACAAGGTTCTTGTCTTCCGTGTGAAATATCGCAGCTCATTTTATTTTATTTTTTTAATGTTTTACAAAAAAAGGGTGGCAGTTTTATCCACCACCCCGTTATATTTTGGTTAGGTTGATTATCCGTAAATTACGATGTCTTCAATAACTCCGTAAGTTGCACCCGCAGCCATTCGCATAACTACACGCACGTTATCATCTCCTAAAGTAGCTGAAGTATCAATCACTCGTACTTCTTGCGTGTCGCTCAACAAAGAACAACCGAAGTAAAGGTTAGATGTAGTCGCTACCATCATTGAATCAACTGGAAGTCCGTTAGCCATAAAGATAGGCAACCCGTTGAAAGTCAACGCTCCGTTGTTGTACCACATTGTACCTTGTGCGTTAACACCTGAATTTGAAGTAGCAGCAACTGCGAAACCACCCAATGCAGCAACGTAAGCCTTAGCCACGTTTTGTGATACGTAGATTTTTAAATCAGGCTTTCCGTAAAGTGCAGCAGGAATAGCATCGTAAACCGCTTGTAATTCTCCGATTACGTTAGCTGGAGTAATAGCAGTTGAAGGTACTAATTGAGCAGCGGGTAAGTTAGGGTCAGCCAAAGCAGTTGTGTAAAGTCCGTCAAATTGTCCTGAGTTAGAGTTAGAACCTTGCCAAATAGATACCTCGTTAGCAGCAGCAACTTTTTCAGCAGCGTAAGCGATTAGGTAATCTGCGAAAGATTTAGGCAAAGTGTCGAAAGAAGAATAACCCATTTCGATTGATTGCCAAGTTGAGTGAAATTGAGATTTACAAAAAGTAAGGTTTACTTGAAGGTCTTTTACTTGAAGAACTCGCTCAGTTAAATCAACGGTAGAAGTAGGAGTAAAATCGCAAGTAGCATCAGCTAAAATTGCGTTCGTATCCAATCGTTGAATAACTGCTTTGTACTTTACGTTAGGCATAACGGTAACACCGCCACCTTCGATTGTTGGTGCGCTCAAAAGAGCAGCAGAAACGTACTTACCTGCCCATTGACCAGCGTAAGAAGTTGTAATGTTAGTTGTTGTTGGCATTTTATTTTTCTTTTATTAATTATACATTTTATTTAAGATGGAATCCATTATTCCTTTTGGTGCTTTTTTACCGATTTTAGTGAACTCGGTTTTAGCTTCGTTTTCAGGGTTAAATGCTATTGGTGTAGGTTCTTCGGAAAGTTCGGTCTTTTCTTCTACGACTTCGTCAACTTTCGATAGTTTAGCCAATTCTTCTTTTAACGCTTCATTTTCTTTTTTCAAGTTTTCCATTTCACTAAAGAATGTTTCTTTAACTATTGATTCAATAGTTTTCTTAGGAGATGATACAGGTTCGCTCATTTCTTGGTCTTTAGCTTCAGTAGGTACTTCTTCGGCAGGTGCTTCAGGCATTTCTTCTTCTTCTTTTACCTCTTTAACTTCCGAGATGATTCCTTCTTCAACGATAACCAAAATGCGTCCGTCTTCTAATTCGTATTCTCCAACCGGAACGGCTATCTTTTGTTCGTCTTCAGTTACAACGAAAACTTCTTTTCCTGTTTCAAAAGAATCGGCTTCGATTTTAGTAACTCCGTCAGCCATCATCATTTGTTCTAATTTTACTTCCTGAGAAAGTAACGCTTTGATTTTTTCTAATAGTGTGGTATTCTTCATATTGTTTTTATTTAATAACTTATTTAATTTTTGTTTGTTGCATTTTTAGTTTCCGCCCGTCCCGTTATTAGTAGTTGAGTGCGTGGTATTTTGGTTTGTTATTTGGCTGCCTTGAGTTTGTTGGTAGGTGTTTCCTATTCCTTGATTTTGTAAATCTCCGTTACAACATTTTCGGTTATATGTTCCGTCTTTACATAAGCAACCACGTTTACCACCTCGTGGACTACTTCGCTTTTCTTCGTTACTCATCCTTGACCTCTATTTAGTTTAATGTAATTCTTTGAACTCTTTAGTTTACTTGACTTGGATTTTGCGTGTACGTTTGGTCGCTTTACCTTTGGTTTTTGAACGTGAACTTTTACGTTAGTTTGCTTTGCCATTTTTTATGCTTTCAAGTTTACGTTGCGCCCATTCTATACCTTCGTCTCCACCCCAAGCTAACCACATTAAACGACCGCACCCGTCTCCTAATTCTTTTTGTGAATTTTGTCGGTGTCGTTCAAAACTTGCCATTCGTGCTATGGTGTCTTCGCTTATCGGTTCTCCTTTTGCTAATTGATTTGCACGTTGTTTGCCTACATCAGTTCCGCAATCTCCCCACCCGTTTTCTTCTGCGTATCTCAAAGCGGTTTTAGCGTTCTCAGTTGCTTGTTTAGGATAGTCCGTGTAAGATTCTAATTCGATGCCTAACAACCTTTTTAACTCATTTATTACTTCGGTAGCTTCGTCTTCTTCTGCGCTCATTTCGAATTTATCCGCAAAGTAACCTTCGATTGAGAAACCTTTAACTTTGCCTTCTTTAACATCGTTCCAAACTTCATCGTTGTTTACTTTCATTGAAATCATCCACGTTCCTTTTGGTAGGTCGAATCCGTAAAGTTTAGATTTGTCTTTTTGTTCGTCTTCGATTATCCACGATTCAACTACGCTTAATCCTGTTAACTTTTTATCGTGTTCGTAAGTAGCGTTGTTTTGGTTTGAACGCATTAAAAACAATTCACTTGCTTTGCGTATCGTGTCCGGACTAAAGTAAATATAGTATTCTTCGTTCTTTGAGTTTCTGCGGTATATTTGTTTGTTAGGAATCAAAGCCGCACCCATTAAAATTCGCTTTTCGGTGTCAACTTCTTTTAGTTCGATTTCGTGTTTATTTAAGGCAATAAAGTTTTCTTCGATTGCTGGAGAATGAACCACGCTAACCGCATCTATTCCGCTTTGCTCGTCTTGTTCGTCTATGATTAATTCGATGATTCTCATAACTATTTAATTTAATTATTCTTAAAGTGTTGCGTTTTGTATTCTATTCCTATCCAAACTTTGCGCCGTTGTAACTTGTCCGCTCACTACATAGGCTTGGGTAGGTTGTTGTTGAAGTTGCGAAAGTTGATTCAATCCATTATTACCTACCACGTTAAAACTTGGTGCTTGACTTCCCGCACCTAATGACATTCCACCAACTGAACCACCACCACCTCCACCACTTCCCGAACCACCGCCTTCGAACTTTTGAGATGCAATTTTTTTAACATTCAATAAACCAGCAGCAACTGCCATAGCCGCAGCAATTCCACCCAATACAGGACCAGTTACAGGGATAGCAGCCATTGACGCATACGCTTCGTTTGCCGCTTTGTAGGTATCTATTGTTGCACTTGCTATATCTGCTCCTTTTTTTACGTTGAACGCTTTACGTTGCGCATCTTTTGATTTGAAGTTAAACGATACGGCTAAATTGCCTAACATTTGAAACTGCCCTTTCGCTAAATCTAAGTATTTATTGATTTGTTCCTTTTTCGATTTGGCTTCTTCTTCATCGTACTTCTTGTTTATATCGGCAATTTCTCTACGTTTGGCTTCCGTTATTATCTTTTCTTCTTGACTTCCTGCTTCAGCCATTCGCTCCATTTCAGCATACTTCTCCTCGATTAAATATAGTTCACGTTTTTGCTCCGTTAAAGATGCTTGATAGTTTTCTTCAGCAAGAACATCAACTTGGTTTAAAAATTCTTCGTGTTCTTTTTGTTGTTGTTGTTTAACCCATTCCTGAAAATCTATAGTGCGTTTTTTTACTTCTTCTTGATACTTTTCGTCTATTGCTAACAAATCTTTGTTTAAAATGTCTTTAGCATTTATGAGTATTTGACGTTCTTGCTCGGTTAATTTAGATTCAGCAGTTAAACGAAGTTCTTCTATTGCTTTATTGTATTGCGCACGGCTTATCTTACCGCTTTGGTATTGTTTATCTAAGGCGGCTTGTTCGTCTGCCATTCGTTCTTTCAGGAAGTTGTCTCGGTAGTCGTTATATGCGTCTTGTCTTACGGCTTTTTCCTTTTCTATTCCGTCTTCCATTAACGCTAACTTTTGATTTTCTAATTCTTCCTCCAGTTTTAATTGGTCTTCGTATTGCTTCTTGATTGCGTCAATGTACTCCTTTCGTTTCGCATCACTTATTTGCTTGATTTTGTCGAATGCTTCTTTATTTTTATCCGCCATTTCTTTGCGGTGTTCCGCTTCCATTACTTCAATGGCGTGTTTTGTATCCACATTGTCTTTGTAGGTTTCGTCCATTATCTTTTGGACTTCTTTCATTCGTTTTTTTAACGATTTATACCTATCGGAATCTTGGTCTTCGGATTCCATAAGCAATTGCATTTCTGCTTTTATGGCTTTCATTTTGGACTTTTGAACTTCAAGGAATACTCTACCACTGGCAAGGTGTGATTTCGCTTTAGATAGTTCCATTTCGTAGGTCGCTTTTCCTTCGGCTTTTGCTAAGTCGATTTGACGTTGTGCTTTAGCGTCATTCTGCGCTTGTTCTTTTTTAATTGCATTGGCTCTTTTATCCGCAGCCTTTACCACCGCTTCGGTATGTTCTTGAGCATTCTTTTTAGCTTTTGCCGTTTGCACATCGTCAACCACCCCAAAGTATTCTAACGCTTTAATCGTTCCGTAGATAATACCTATAATCGGAAACATAACCGATATTAATATCTTTGCGCCGGTTCCAAGTTTCTCAAACTTTTCACGCGCCCACATTACCCCAGCAGCTAATTTGTCAAAGTTGGCTATAAGTAACCCAATACCTACTACTATCGCACCGATACCCGTAGAAATCAACGCAATTCTAAATAGTTTCATCGCATTAGTTCCTACTCCTGTGGCTACTGCCGCTCCTGTTTGTGCCGTTGCGAGTTGTGAAGTTGCGACCGCCTGTGCTTCAGTTGCAGCCGTGTCTGCCGTGTCTAATGCCGTTGAAACAGCCGTTGCCGCATTCTTTTTAAATAACGATTGAGTAACATTACCAATCATTATTCCAAGTACTTTAAATTGGTCTTTCGCCTGAGTGATTGCGCTTATTCCTTGAGATAATGCCATAGCACTTTGTACCTTTAGCATCATTTGTTGTACCTTTTCGGATTCAACTCCCATTAAACCCATAGCACCAGTAACCGCTGAAAATCCACCCGATACACCACTTAATGCACCGCTTAACGCTTGAAACTTTTTGTCGGGGTTAAATGCGTCCGACATCATTTTAGCATCTCCGATTTTATCCTTTAACATAGCGACTTTCTTTGCCGCCTCTTGTGCCTGTTTCGAGTTCATCCCGAATTGGTCAGCCATCTTTTGTAGTTCAACGGTAGCTTCTTTAAGTTGACGTTTTAACGGGACTGCGTTGCTATTTATTTCGAGATTGATTTGTTTAGTTTCTGCCATTGGTTATTCTTTTTACTTTTAACTCACGTTTCGCCTGATTGTACGTTCCTTTAATGTCCGAATGTAATTTGTATTTTCCTTTTGCGATTTCAATATATTCGTGTTCGGCTATAAATTCCGATAGCTGAAGTAGTTGAACTATTTGATTAATATAACTCATTGTCTAATTATTATTATTGGTTGCACTTGCGTAAGTCCGTTTGTAAAATCAAAATTTACGTTAATTGTAATTACATCAGGTTCTTTTGCTCGTGGTAAAATAAATGTTACCGTTTGGCTTTCAATTATTGGGTCGGGTAAAATAACATCGGGATTGTCGCACGAAAACTCTACTCTATTTGCTAATTGCGGTAAAGTAATTGGAACGCTTATACCATCTTGACTCGTGTTTGTGTTGATTATCCTTTCAGGAAAAAGCGGCATAAAATCGTTCAATAATTGGAACGTGGTTTCACCGCTTACAAGATTCGTTTTAAATTCGTTTATGATGTAACGCTTATCTCGAATGATTATCCTATCGTTTAGCTGTAATGTTGTCAAAATCGAAACGGGTAAGTTCGCCTTAATCGTTGTTAGCCTGTTCTTAGGGTTAAAAAGATTAGCTAAGTAAGGAAAATAATACGTTGCAAATATTGATTGTTGAATAGGTGCTAACCAGTACGAACTTGTTTCAGGAGCAAAATTCAATGAATAATCTATTCCGTTATCAGTTAGGTCTTGTCCGAACATCATATAATCGTGGTTACTAACGTGAGCCGCTCCGTCAGTGTAAACGATATGGTCGGTTAAATTAATACCACCAAACTTGTAAAGTAAACACGGCTTTGGTATGTACGGACTAAACGATTCATTTAACGAATAACCTACTTGTAAACCAGTAGGACTTCCGGCGTGGTAAAATTGATTGAATAATAAGTTCTCAAAAGGTACTTGAATACTAAACTCTCCGCCATCGTACGGATATTGATATTCCGTGTTTCCGTATTCCTTTAAGCCTTGATTGTAAAACGCTTTATTCATTAACGAGTTAGATTCTTGGAATGCGAATCCTATTTTTTTGTAAAGTTTTACTCGGTCTATTCCTATTTCGGTTTTATCCGTGAACTCAGTTATATCTATAACTGCTCCTGAAGCGTACCAATCAGCTAAAGGAATAATAGTGTAATTAAAAGTTCCGTTAATTAACCCCGTACAAAAACACGTTAAGTTAAATTGCTTTAAAATACCCGCCACGAACTCGTTTACTTTGATTTGCGGTGCTAACTGCGCCAAGTCGGTGTAAGTTGTTAGCGTGTTCGTGAAAGTGTCGTAGGTAACGTAATCCGTGTGAAATATCGCACCTACAAAATAACTTACTGAGTAGGTTATATTAAAATCAATAGTCAAAGATGCCGTACTTCGAACCTGAAAAGTATAGTAGTCGTTTAAGCCAAGCGTGTTCAATATGTAAGGAAAATTACCATTCAACGTAAACCCTAATCCGTTTAACGTACAAAATATTGCGCCATTGCGATAAACATCTACATAGTAAGGAATGATTGTACTTGAAATCGTATTGACATTTACATAAATACTTTGAAAACTTGCTCCGTTTTGAAATATGGTTGAAATCTTGCCTTGTGTTGTATCAACGTAATAATTCAGCGCATAAACAGGAGTATAAGACGATGTTAAAGAATTGAAAATAATATCTTGCGCCTCCCCTGTAAATTCAAAAGTGTTTTTATTCTTATACCATAGATACGCCTTAGTAAATTTCGGGTCTGTTAAGAATGCTCCGTTAAATTTGATTCCGTACGTTTGTTGGATGCAGTCGAAAATAGATTTTACTCGAACTGCTGGAAATAACTCACGATAATCAATCGCACCCGCATTCGTATGAATGTCGTTAGCCGTTAACCCAAGCGAACCAATCAACCAAGCGGGAATGTCTGCCGAATTAATTGCGTTGTTGTATTCCCATATTCGATTTGAAGTGATGAGTGGGTAACATACATCGTAGTCGTTTCCAATATCAGTTATCCGAGTAAATACTTCCGTAAAATTGTAGTCGTGATTTATTGTCGTGTAGTTAACATCACTTAACAAATCTTCACCTAAAATATCTTTTAAAGTGGTTACATCTCCGTAGAATGTTATCGTGTAGTTGTCAGGTTGTCCGTTTTTTAGTTGACTCTTTTCCATTTGGATTTTACCCCTACGAAAAAACGTCATATCTATTTCAATGTATCCATTTAAACGCTCTTGATAATTGATTGAACTATTAACCGCGTTTTCGTAGAAGTACTGCCATATCTTGTTATTGTTTGCGCTCGTTGGTATTGTGAACGATTGCGAAAAGTCGGTATAGGTTTTGGAAATATCCTGAATGTTTTGAATCGTAGAATTTACTTCGATATTTTCATCGTTGAATAAATCCAACTCCATTCCCTCTACAAAGATGCGAACTTGCCTTTTCATTAGATAACATTATTTATTAAGTCGTTGCTTTGTTCGAACTCTAAAACGTAATTTATTTTTTTGTTATTTATGTTCTTTTGCTTTTCGATTTCTTTTGTTTTAAGTTTTACTGGTTCGTTATTAAGTAGGATTCGTTCACTTAACATTAATTGCTGAAGGTTTGAATTAAACGATTCGTCAACCCACCCTGTGTTAACTCGGTATGTTATGATTCCGTTTGTGTTAAATGTTTGACGTTGGTTGGCTTTGGTGTCCCAACTTCCAAATAACCCAATTGTTTGCATTAAATTAAATTCAGTTGTTGTTGTTGCCAAACTTTCAAAAGACGCTTTAAAAAAGAATTCACGTTGCCACGCTCCGTACATATTAATGAAGTCCACTACTTGTACATCGTATCT